CAACTATTTGCGAATGGTGCGAACTAGACGCACCTACCCAGACCGTATTGGTTAAGGGTTTTGAACACGCTACTCATCAGGTATGCGTTGAATGCACTAGTGCAACCGAATTGGTTGAGTGTGCTACTTGCGATGAGTTCGCAAACTTTATGCAGGACACGATTTATTTCGTGCCACGTTATGTAGGTATGTGCCTAGATTGCGATGAGTGTGGGCAATAGCCCACACTCTAAAAGTGTCAGACCTCCCTGCTAGATTAAAACTACCTACTAAGAAATGAGAAACAAAATGAACGAATTAGCACTAGAACAAATCACTAAGGCAACCTGCCTAGTGTGCGGTGACAAGTTAGCACCGTTTGAAATTGAATCCGCTATCTGCATTATGTGTGAGGACTAATTATGTTTCTATTTCACTTGCGTGATGTATTGCTAGGCATTGCGGTATTCTCATTACCTGCACTATTGCTTGAACTACAACTACTAGTCATTGGTCTCAATGGAATGTCTGTCAATGTGATGATAGCAACCGTTGCCATTGGTTTAGTATCTGCTATTGGTGCAATCGTTATTGAAGCAATCGAGGGGTAGTCAATGGAATTATTATTTGGATTCATTATGGTACTAGTTATGATTGGTGCATACCTAGCAAGCATAGATGATTTCTAGAACCGCATTATGCTTAGAAAATAAAACCGCATTATGCTCTAGACAAATTGTCTAGGGCATTTTGTTTTGCTCTCTATGTGCTCACTATGTTTTTTGAAAGCTTTTTTGAAAATTCGGCATCATACAAATAAAAATCTCATTCACATTTTGGTGAAAATGGCTATAGCTGCAGATCTAAAATATAAAATTGCATTCACATTTTATAGAATTATATATATGTGACCTACATCACATTATAATATAACGAAATGATAACAAGTAGATAACGTTTGTATAACAATGTACCTAAAGCAGTACATTTGCTATAATTGGGGGGTCCCTGTAGAGAGTAAATCTAAAAGCGTATCTCTATCAAATAGCCAAAAGCTACAAGTTTACCTTGGGATGGGTAAGTGTCCTGAGTAAAGACATAAAACTGCTCATCTATACTATAAAATCTGGGTGTGTTTGTTCAGCATGACAATTAGCACATAGAACATCACACTTATCTATTTCAGCTAATATTACCTTAAAGCTATAACCTGAAGAATACTTCATTAAATCAGTTGGGTTAACAACTCTACCTGTTCTAGTTCTATATTTGTCTGCAGGATCTTTATGAGCAAACTGCAATACTGCAGGATTCTTATTGTAACCACATACTAGACAACCTTTAGATAGCTTAAAGTTGTTTAAATACTTTCTTTGAGCATCTCTTTTCTCAGGATTAACTGGCATACCCATATTTTATTTTTCGGGGGTTGTGGAAGACTTTTCTTCTGATTCAAAATCTGGTACATTCAATGCAGGTAGAGGTGACATAATATTACCTTGACGATGTAATTCCATAAGCTTTAATACATCTTCACCTTTATCTTGACTATCAGCAATTAGTACCAGAAGATCATAAATTCTACCTAACATGATATATAGGATAGTTCCTAGATTATCATTCATATTCTTTACTTCTGTGTCAATTTGTTCTTCTGACATATATAATCCTTTGTTCGTAGTTACCTATTATAGCAACTCTTTTTATCTTGTGTCAAGTTATATAGGGAGTTGGTGTTTGTTCTCTTTTCGCCGAACGCCACCGCCGAAATTTTATTTTTTTTTGCTGTATAATGGTTAGTACAATCCCAAAAGGGAATAACATTGGAGAAATATATGTCAAAGTCACAGATGGCAATGCTACAGTCATACGGAAGATCATTCCTGGCAGCAGCAATTGCATTGTACTTAGCAGGTGTTACTGAATGGCAGAGTTATTTATCTGCTCTAGTCGCAGCATTTGCACCAGTAGCAATTCGCTACATGAATAAGAACGATATTGCATTTGGTAAGAATGCAACCCCAGAATCACTAGCCAAGCAAGCAGTTGATATTGCAGAGATGGTAGTAAAGCAAGCCCCAAAAGCAAAAACTGCAATTGCACCAGCTGCACCTGTAAAAAAGGCAACTAAAGCACCTGCTAAAAAATCTACAGAAAAGAAGACTACTTCAAAGTAGTCTTTGTGGAAGTGTATAGACGATGACTCCAAATGAATGGTTGATGACCATTGCTGCAACAATAACTGCAATTGGAGTTATTGGTGTTGGACTATATAAAGCTACAAAGCTTGTAAAAAGATTTATACACTTCCTAGATGATTACTTTGGTGAAGAACCAAGACCAGGATTTGATGGTCGTCCTGGAATGCAAGAAAGACTAAGATTTATGGAAGAAGAAATTGCTTGCATATCTTTTGAAATGAGACCAAACCATGGAACATCTATTAAAGATGCCGTTGGTCGTATTGAAGAGCGTTTAGACAAACTAGAACGCAACTAACAGAAAGTAAAGTCTTGAAGTTTGGTTTTAATAATTGCGATGGCAATATCAAGACTGGTTATGGTTATGCCACACATAAAATAATTACTAATATTGGCAAGACAGATCACAGTCTTTTAATTGAAAGAGAAAACCCAGTTGAGGTTACTTTCAGCCATCCTCAATTCTATAAGTTTCATGGAAAAGATTCCTACAAAATTGGATACACAGCCTGGGAGTCTACTGAGCTTCAGCCTATGTGGGAAGAATATATTTCCCACCTTGATGAAATGTGGGTACCTAATCAATTTTGTAAAAATGTATTTAGTAAATTTACAGACAAACAAATTTATGTATTTCCTCATGGCATTGATGATACCTGGGCTCCTGTTGAAAGAAAAGTAGATGACAAGATAAAGTTTCTTCATATGGGTCATCCCGCTTACAGAAAAAATTTACCAGAAGTAATTAATACATTTCTTGAACTATACGCTGGAAGAAAAGATGTAGAGCTAACTGTTAAAGCATACTCTGCATGTGAGTTTGAAATTAATGAGCCAAACATTAATGTTGTTATAGATACCGTTACCTATTCAGAACTTGCTAGTTTTGTTGGTCAGCACCACGCTCTGCTTTATCCTTCTTGGGGAGAAGGATTTGGTCTTATGCCACTACAAGCACTAGCTACGGGTATGCCAGTAGTTATGACAGATGGATGGTGCGATTACAAGCGTCACTGCCCAGAACTAATTATTAATTCTGAGCTTGTATATAATCCTTGGCAGCTTATACATCCTGGAAAAATGTTTAGACCTGACCTAAACCATTTTGCTACTCTTATGCAACACACTGAAAAAAATATTGAAAGCATATTAGAGGTTCAGTCTAAGAGAGCACTGGATGTTCATAAAGAGTGGAAATGGGAAAAGGTAGTAAGGGATCATTTAGATTCTGTTGAAGCTCGTTTAATGCTATAATCGTGGTATGTCTGATATTACATCCATTATAGTAGAAGAAGATAATCTTCTTGCATCCCTAATTTTAGCTCCAGTATCTGAAGATGGAACTAGTACTGTTGGATCAACTACTACATACGATTTTGAAACTGGTCAGGCTAATGTGGTGGCATCTCAAGAAAACTTTAATGTTGAGTTATCTGTAGTTGAGGCTATTAGTGCTGTAACTTCAGTTAATGGAAAAACTGGGGTAGTTGTAATTGATTACCCAGATATTGGCTCAAATCCAGTAAATCATGTTAGACATGTCCACACTCAAACAGTCATTTCTAATGAATGGACAATTAACCATAATTTAAACTTTTATCCAAACGTCACAGTTTTGGACAACTCAAGCAGGATTCTTGAAACTGACTTAGTGTATTTGAACAGTAATACTGTTAAAATTGTAATGAACAGTGCTTCAAGCGGTACAGCGTATCTAACTTAGCCCTGTTACTTCAATAGGGAAAACTGATTATCATGGCATCAAGACTGTTTACAGTTGATTTAGACCTTGGATTAAACAAGGCAAAAAGATTTATTTTTGAGGATTTTTCAACAAATCCTAGTTCGGACCTAACTTCTGGTCGTATCATTTACTTTACTGGTGCAGGTGGTGACCAAAATCATCTAAAGCTTTACAATGGAACTGCATGGAAGACAATCGCTTATACCGATGACGTTCCAACAATTTCTATCTCTCTAGATGCCCCAGACCTATTTACAGTATCAGGATCTCCTGCTAACGCTTCAGGAACACTAGGATTTGAATGGAATACATCAGCAGTTAACACTGTTCTTGCTGGTCCAGGTTCTGGCTCAACAGCAGCTATTCCAACATTTAGATCACTTGTAGCTGCAGACATTCCTAGTCTTGAATCAACAAAAATTTCAGACTTTAACGAAGCTGTTGCAGATGCAGTTGGTGGAATGGTCACATCAAATACCGAAAGTGGAATTTCAGTATCCTATGATGATTCCGATAATACCCTTGACTTTGACGTAGCAGATTTTTCAATTACTCTTACTGGAGATGTAACTGGTAGCGGAACTGTAACAAATCTTGGAAACGTAAGTTTTGAAGCAACAGTTGGAAATGATACCCATACTCATGCGTCTACAACAATTTCAGATTTTAATGAAGCTGTTGATGATCGTGCTGCTAACCTAATAACAACTGCAACACATTCTGGAATTTCTGTAACTTATACGGATAATGCAGGTGGTGCTGGAACACTAGCATTTACAAATGATGGTGTAACAGAAATTGTTGCAGGAACAGGAATAACAATTGACCAGGCTACTGGTGATGTTACTATAACAAACTCTGGTGCTTTAAGCATAGAAGGAACACCAAATGAAATTGAAGTAACAGGAACTGGTGCTGGGTCAGTAAAAACTGGTACAATCCAAGTTGGTCTTCCAAACGATGTAACAATTGCAGGAACCCTTACAGTAAGCGGAGACCTTGATGTTGCTGGTGCAATTAATTCAGTTTCAACTTCAACAATTAATGTTGAAGATAACTTGTTCTTACTTAACTCAACTGTAACTGGAACTCCTTCTTTAAACGCAGGTATTGAAGTTGAGCGTGGAACATCTACAAATGCTTCGTTCTTATGGAATGAAACAAGTGATAAATGGACAGCAGGTATTTCTGGTTCAGAAATTGCAATTGCTAGAAAGTATGTTACAACAACAACTGGAACAACACATACCATCACACATGGTCTTGCAACTTCAGATGTAACAGTTAATTGCTGGCTTGCAGGTGCCCAAGTAGATGCTGCAATTGTAGTTACTGATGCAAACACTGTAACTGTAACAACAAATAGTTCTATTACAGATCTTAAGACGGTAGTTGTTGGATAATGCTTCCAGGCTTTAAATCATTCAAGATTTATCGTGGAGATACCTTTGCTTTTCAAATGACTTTGAAAACTGGATCGACAACTTTCTTAAATATTACTAGTTCAACTTTTATTGCTCAGATAAAAGAAAAAGGTAAGACTACAGTAGCTGCAACACTTACAGTTACAAAAGAAAATTTGCTTGGTGGAATTATCAAAGTTACTTTGCCTTCAACTGAATCTGCAAATCTAGTTCCAAATAAAAGTTATGTATATGATGTTGAAATGACAAATGGAACTAATAAGACTACAATTTTAACTGGTCCAATTTTAGTTACTGCAGATGTTTCTTCTGCTTCCTAATATATAATTATATAATTAATATAAATTATATTATTAATATAATAATACTTTAAAACTATCTATATTATATAAATAACAATTATACACTACTTCCTAGTTCACTGACTAGAAATTTAATCTTTTTTATTAAATCGTTACCTAAATGTAATATTGTATTACAAGCTATGCACTTAAATACTGGCTCTTCTGATTCTGTAAACCAAGGAAGCATATACATATGATCTGGATTTCCTGGACATTTAATTTCTGCAACTACACCAGCTGATTGTAATTTATTGTAAATATGTAATTCTTGTATTGTTATCATGACTTAATCTTATCACACACCCCGATTTTGGAACTGTGACCAATATGGTGTAGAATAGAGGTACTCGCTATTCAGCGAATCAAATATTTTTTAAACGGAGATGATTTTAATGACTTATGTTTTACCCACCGCTTATCAGCAGGTAATCCACAAAACACGATATGCACGATGGATGGAAGCAGAGAATCGTAGAGAGAACTGGGACGAAACAGTAAGTCGTTATACCACATACATGTTTGAAGCATTGGAAAAGCACAATGGATATTCCATGTCTGACAAAATTAAGAAACAAATTTCAGAGGCTATTTTAACAACTAAGGTAATGCCATCCATGAGAGGCTTAATGACCGCAGGACCTGCCTTAGATCGTGATAGCACATGCCTCTACAACTGCTCCTACCTTCCAGTAGATTCTCTCCGATCTTTTGATGAAGCCATGTATATTCTTATGTGTGGAACTGGTGTTGGATACTCAGTAGAGTCACGCTATGTAAATCAGTTGCCAGAAATTTCCGAACATTTTGAAAAAACAGATACCACTATTGTTGTAGAAGATTCCAAGGCAGGATGGGCTCGCTCATTAAAAGAACTTCTTGCACTTTTGTGGCAAGGTCAAGTTCCATCTTGGGATATGTCTCAGGTTCGTCCTGCAGGTGCCCGTCTTAAGACATTTGGTGGTCGTGCATCTGGTCCAGATCCACTAGATCGCTTGTTTAAATTTTCTGTTGCAATTGTTAAGGGTGCAGCAGGTAGAAAACTTACACCACTAGAGGCACACGACTTGATGTGTAAAATTGCAGAAGTCGTAGTTGTTGGTGGAGTTCGTAGATCAGCAATGATTTCGCTTTCAGACTTAGAAGATAGAAATATGGCAGCAGCAAAGTCTGGTTCATGGTGGGAATATTCAGGTCAAAGAGCTCTTGCAAATAATTCTGCAGTTTATGGGTCTCGCCCAACTATGGAAGTATTCATGGATGAATGGAAAGCTCTATATGACTCAAAATCAGGAGAACGTGGAATCTTTAGTCGTGCAGCAGCACAAAATGTTGCAGAAAAAAATGGAAGAAGAGATCACACTGTAGATTTTGGAACAAACCCTTGTTCTGAAATTATTCTTCGTCCTTACCAGTTCTGCAACCTTACAGAAGTAATCGTTAGAGATACAGATACTTTGGAAGAATTGAAAGACAAGGTTGAATTAGCAACTATTCTTGGAACTGTTCAATCTTCATTTACCCGTTTTAAGTATTTAAGAAAAATCTGGCAGAAAAACTCAGAGGAGGAAAGTTTACTTGGTGTCTCACTTACAGGTCAGTTGTCACACCCTGTCCTGAATGGTTCTAGAGGCGTAGAAGAGCTATCTAAGTGGCTTGATGAAATGCGTGAGCATGCAGTTAAGGTTAATGCAAAATGGGCTAAAGAAATTGGTGTAAACCAGGCAGCAGCAATTACATGTGTTAAGCCATCTGGTACAGTTTCACAGCTAGTAAATGCATCTTCGGGAATGCACCCTTGGCATTCACAATATTACACTCGTACAATTCGTGGAGACATGAAAGATCCAATTACGTCATTTCTTGTAGACATGGGCATTAAGCATGAGCCAGATGTAATGAAGCCAAATGACACAATGGTGTTTTCATTTCCAATTGCTGCTCCAGAAGGAGCAACTCTTCGTCAAGACCTAACTGCGGTTCAGCACTTAGATATTTGGCTTACATACCAAAGACATTGGGCAGAGCATAAGCCTTCTATTACTGTTTCTGTTAAGGAAAGTGAATGGATGGCAGTAGGTGCTTGGGTATATGATCACATTGATGAAATGTCAGGTGTTTCTTTCTTGCCTTATTCAGAGCATACATATCAGCAAGCACCATATCAAGAATGCACAAAGGAAGAATACGAAGCACTAGTTTCTGAAACCCCATCAGACCTTGATTGGAAATGGCTAGAGATTTATGAAACATTTGACGGAACTACTAGTGTTCAAGATCTTGCATGTGTTGCAGGGGCTTGTGATATAAGTGATTTTGGTACCGCTAAAACTGTATAATGTATAAGAGGTACCTATGTCTTATTCAACTCTTATAATGCGAGATAATCCAGATACCGTCTGGGCTTTAGATGAGCCAGATGGCATATCTGATGTTTTTGCAGATGGATTTAAAGGTGAAGCTGCAAATGGTGCATACAATTCTGGAAAATTTTTTAAAGGTAAGATACCTATCACATATTCTGGAACAGTTTCTGTAAATAATGCTGGTGCTTGGAGCACAAATAATTACGCTACAGATAATAACTTATTTTATATTCCTTCCCAAGGAATGTTTTCTGCCTCAAGTCAAAAGAAAAACTTATCTTTTGAGTTTTGGATGAATTTAGAGCTTCCAGAAAACTTTGATAGATTAGATGAAAACATTATTTTTGGAGAATCTGCAATAGTTAAACTTCAAGGAGAAAACACCAACTATGGGAACTCAAATACTGGAGTTTACATTAAAAATTTTGAATATTTAGTTTTTAAAGTTGGGGACTACGGTAAATACCTTTATGAATCAGAAGTCCATGTTGAAAACTTTAATGCTCCACTTCATGTTGTTTGTTTATACAGCCCAACTTCAATTCAAATTGTTGTTAATGGAAAAGCTGGAAGAAAAGTAGTAATTGAAAAAGACTTATTTTTAACAAAGCCAGGTGCAGAATCAGAAAGAAAGTTTAACTTTAAATTTCCAGCACCACTAACATCTTCTGCTCCACCATTTTTAGCAGTATCTTTTGACACAATCGCAACCTATAACTACCAACTAACTACTGACCTTTGCAAAATACATTATGTTTATGGTCTTGGGTATTCAATTAATAAAACATTGTCAGCAAATTATGGCGGAACTTCATATGACTTAACTATGCAAGAAACTGCACCAGTAAAAGCTATTGATTATTACAGTAGCTCTACATGGAGTCCTTCAACTACTTATAATAGGTTGGAGTTTGTTAATGATAACCTGGTAACAAAGTCCCAGCCACCAGTTAACTTATATTTATCTTCTAACAGTGGAGTAACAAAGTCAAGTATGTTTGGAACAGAATCAAGCGTTGACTATATTCAATTCCCAGACAATGCATACTCCTATGCTGAAGTTTTAAACTATGAAAGAATAACAGACAGTAGAACTTCTGGAGTTTCTTTTAAGTTTTCAATTCCTTCAACAGGTCATGGAAGCAATGAACAGCAACTTTTTTATATTGGTTCAAAGTCTTCTAATAGTTCAATTTCAGCAACAATTACTGGAACTATTGTAAATATTACACAATCAATAAATGGAAATACTCCAACACAAATGCTTTCTGGAAGTGGAGGAAGCTTTGTTTTACAAGGAAATACTTTTGTAATATCACTATATGTTTTAAGTGATGGAAAGATAAAGGTTGGAATTAAAGACTCAAGCACTGGAATAGATCAAACAACATCAACCATCAGAAGCATTTTTCCACTTCAAGATGGCTATATAAGAGTTGGTACAGCACCAGTATTTTTTAATGAAAACATTCCTTCAAATATTACTGTTGGACAGACAAAAAGATTTGACGGAAAGTTTTGGCAAATAGATATTCATAATCAAGATTTGACTGGAATTACAAATATATCTCAATATCCAGATAAATATAAAACTTTGCTTTATCAAGCCTATCCCATAAAATCAGAAGAAAGATTTGGAATTTCTGTCAATGGAACATTTGAATTTGGATTTTCCCTATCCGATTTGGTTGAAACTCAATTTTTAGAAACATCGGTTAATGATATTAAGGTTCCAATAGCAGTGGACTTAGGATCAAACGTAGCTGATGTTAAATATACTTTAGAGAAAGTTGTTAATGGCGTAACAACAGAAATTATATCTTCTGCAAACGCAGTAGATCTTAGATACCTTTATCTTCCATATTTTGAAAGCTCTCCTCCAAAAGTAAAAGAACTTTACTTTAGTGTAAAGGGTACCTTGAAGTCTTTTGACAATGAAAAATATCCTGGATCTTTAAATTATTTAAGAATCTATTCTTATAACGCAAAAACAGATGACTCTTTAAAATATTTAGAAATTAATACGGATAGTAGAGGCTCAAATCCTAGAATTTATACTCAAGTTTCTAGTTCTGTTCAAACTCCATTTAAAAAAATTGCAGACGTAAAAGCAAAAACAGATCTCTATAGATCTTTTAATACTGGAGTACAAGTAGGATCTATTGGGTCTGGGGTTTATGAAAAATCAAATTATGTTAGCCTACCTCTAACAACAACTCCAACAAATGGAAACTTAACTTATTTTTCTGTAATGTTTGCTGGTAGAGCAAAGTCTGGAGTTACAGACATTAATTTATTAAAATATGGTACTACAGAAATAAAATGGTCAACTAGAGAATCTGGTGTGTTGCATCCTACTACTGGAACAGCAAAGCTTTACATTAACGGAGAACCTTATGACTCAGCAAAAACATACAACATTAATGTCTGGAATCATTATGCTATTGTGTTTAATGAGGGAAATGCTATTCCAAACACAAATCCTTTAATTTTTGGATTTGGAGGAAGTGCTTGGCAGCTAGATAACCTTTTAATAACAAGTGGAAGACCAACTGCAAATGCTGTAAAAAGAATTTATAGTAATGCATTTAGTATATATGTTGAAAGAAGAGGATATGGATCAGCTAGTCAAGTTGCAATGTACATCAATGACTCTGATCTTACTTCCTCAAGAGGAAATTTCCAGCCTCTTTCAGATCAAGCTTCATTTTCTAGTCAACATATAGATGTTGCTTCAAATCAAGCATACTCTATTTCTCTTTTGTCTGGAAGTAGTTATAGGCTAAATTACTCTGGAATTGAAGATTTAACTAGAATTGATGGAGTACAGCTAGGCGTAGGAACAGTTGTTTTATTTAAAGATCAAGGGTCAAATAATTCTCTTAATGGAATATATCAGGTTACTGCTATTGAAGATCCTTACATTTTTATTACAAAACTTACAAATCCTTCAAACTTTCAAGTTGTTTATGTTTCTGGTGGAAAAGATAACAAAAACTATTATTTTATAAGAGACAATTTAAATAATTACACAAGGGATATTGTTCAAAGAAAAGTTGTTAGTTACAAGCCCACCACCACTCCATCAGCATCAACAAGAATTCCAGAACGCTAGTTAACAAATTAGTGTTGATTATGGTATCATTGTGGTATGTCAAAATCAAATAACAAGTTAAGTGTTGTAGAAAGTAAGTCATCTCTTGGAATTTATGTATGGGTCCTGCCAAATGGAGAACCATTTATGGACAATGATGGCAATACTCTAAATGTCCCATCCATTCAGTATGATATTTCAAAAATGAAAGCACTTGCAGATGCTGCAGCATATTGGGGTAAGCCAGAAGGAACTGCAAAATTTATGCCTGGAGTTGGCAGAGCAACAGATACACAGGCTAGAGAAGATATTGAAAGAATGGCTGAAGGATTGACACCTTATGGCGATACAGAAAACTGGAGAGAGTTGTTTAGTAATGGAAGAAAATAATAGAGAAGTAAGTGGAGTAAAGCTTTTTTCAACACCTAAGGCAGATTCCCCTTGGACTGGATCAGACGAATTTAAAAAGTCTGGGGATGAAATTCTTTCTCTTTCTGGTCTTAGTCACAATTTTCGCAGATCCGCAAAGCGTAGATTAGAAAAAGCAGACAACAATGAGTTAAGTGGTCAGGGTGCATCATCTAAGCAAATGATTCCAGACAAGTATGGATACGGTCTATTTGATGTAATTGAACCTCCATACAATTTGTCTTCGTTGGCAAAGATTTTTGAAGTATCTTCTGCAAACTATGCTGCTATCCAGGCAAAAGTTTCTAACATTGTTGGTCTTGGATACGAACTTCAAGAAACCTTGCAGGTTCAACAAAGATTTGAAGAAATGACAGATATGGATCAACTTGCACGAGCAAGAAGAAAAATGGAAAGAGTCAAGTTAGAGGTAACAGAATGGATTGAGTCTCGCAATGATGATGATACATTTACTGCTACTTTGATGAAAGCATACATTGACAAAGAAGCTACTGGAAATGGATACCTAGAAATTGGTAGAACTTCTGCTGGAGAAATTGGATACATTGGTCATATTCCAGCAGCAACAATGCGTATTAGAAGACTTCGTGATGGATTTGTTCAGATCGTAAATGGTAAAGCAGTATTCTTTAGAAACTTTCAGGATGTAAGTCAGCCAAATCCAGTTGGTGCAGATCCTCGTCCAAACGAAATTATTCACCTAAAAGAATATACCCCAACCAATACTTATTACGGAATTCCACCAATTGTAACTGCTAAAAATGCAATGGCTGGAAACGAATTTGCATCTAAATATAATCTAGAATACTTTGAAAACAAAGCAGTTCCTAGATATATTTTCTGGCTAAAGGGTGCAAAGTTTACACCAGAAGCAGAGCAAAAACTATTTGAATTTATGCAAAATAATATGCGTGGTCAAAATCATAGAACAGTAGTAGTCCCACTACCTGCTGACGATGGTGTAAATAAGGTAGAAATGAAGATGGAGGCAATTGAAAATGGTATCCAAGATTCTTCATTTAACAACTACAGAAGAGCAAATCGTGAAGAAATTCTTATGGCTCACAGAACTCCAATTTCTAAAATTGGATCTGCAGAAAACATTTCTCTTGCAAATGCTCGTGAATCAGATAGGACATTTAAAGAACAGGTGTGTAGACCACAGCAGGACATTCTAGAAAAGAAAATTAATAGAATTATTGCTGAAAAAACTGACATGTTTAAGCTTCATTTTAAGGAACTAACCCTTACTGACGAAGATACACAATCAAAGATTGACGAAAGATACCTTAGAATGCAGGTTGTAATGCCAAATGAAGTTAGACCAAGACTTGGACTTCCTCCAATTACTGGTGGAGATGAGCCAGTAGACTTAAAGCCACAACAAGCAGCAGATCAAACAGCAAGAGCAACTGGAAACAGAAGAAGAGATCAGGAAAGACAAAATAATGCTGCAGATTCTGGAACTGGTGCAAGAGCTACTCAAGGTGAAGGAAGACAGCAACAATAAATAACACTATAATAACAAAAGTGTTATATAATTAAAATGCTATGGTAGATTTACAAAAGGCTTCATTATCTACTAATGGTCAGCAGATAACGCTGACAATGCCTATTTCAAAAGTTGATGTTGAGAAGAGAATAGTCTCTGGCTTTGCAACGCTTGATAATATTGACAGACAGGGTGATCGTGTCTCTGCTGAGGCATCTCAAAAAGCATTTGAAAATTTTAGAGGTAATGTTCGCCTTATGCACCAGCCAATTCCTGCTGGAAAAGTTGTAAACTTTAGAACAGAAACATTTTTTGACCAATTAACAAATAAGCAATATAGTGGAGTTTTTGTAGATACTTATATCTCAAAAGGTGCATCAGACATTTGGGAAATGGTATTAGACGGAACCCTTACTGGATTTTCTATTGGCGGAGCAGTCAATGATTCCGACAGCGTGTATGATCCAGAAATGGAAGGAACCGTCAGAGTAATTAAAGACTACGATTTAGTAGAACTATCACTTGTAGACTCTCCAGCAAATCAATTAGCAAATATTTTTTCGATTCAAAAAAACAATAGTATTGCAGAGGGAATGTTCTCTAAGTCTCAGATTGATAACGTATTTTGGTGTGAAAATGATGGAGTTGCCTTTACAGGAGAAGCAGAGTCCAAAGACTGTGCCTTGTGCAACAAAACATTAGAATCAATTGGATGGGTAGAAACAGTAGATGGAGAAGATCTGTCTGTTGCAATTTCAAAGGCATTAGACTTACACCTTAAAAAAGGAAATGTAATTACAAACGAAGAAACTGCAAACAAATACCCAAGCCAAAATAGAAAATTTAAATCAGAGCTAGAAGACGATGAAGATGAAAAAAGCTACAAAGATAAGAAGAAAAAAGAAATGTCTAAGGCTTCATTTTCAACTGGAGATTTTGTTCAATGGGGATCCTCTGGCGGAACTGCTCGTGGTAAGGTAACAAGAGTAGTAACTAATGGTAAAATTAATGTACCTAACTCTTCTGTAACGGTAACTGGAACTCCAGAAGATCCTGCAGTTGTTATTACTGTTTATAGAAAAGAAGGAAATTCGTGGAAACCAACGGAAACAAAGGTTGGACATAAAATGAAAACTTTAAGAGCTTGGAATGCAAAGGTAAAGAAATTCTTTGGAATTCCTACAAAAGAATTGCTGTCTGAAGAGACAGTAGATAAGGCAATTGGAACAGATAGCCAAATTGAGTCAGTTGCCACCAAAAATAATGAAGGAGGTGTTATCGTGGCTGAAAATGAAGAAGTAACAACTGAAGAAGTTGTTGAAGTAGACGAAGTAGTTGAAGGTGCAGAAGATGTTGTAGAAACTGAAGAAGCTCCTGCAATTGAAGAAGCAGTAACTGAAGAAGCTCCTGTTGAAGAAGCTCCTGCAGAAGAATCTGTAGAAAAGTCAGATGAGGTTGCCTCTGACGCTTCCACCGAAAATAACGGTGAAGTGGTTGACTTGGTAAAAGCATTGGACGAAATCAAAGATTTTATTTCTGCAACTGTATCGGAAGGTACAGCAAAAAGTGCAGAATCTGTAAATGCTGTTGCAAAGAGTGTTGCAGACGTAACAAGTTCTTTTGCAACAAAGCAAGAAGAGCTGTCGAAGACTCTAGCTGAGGTTCAAGAAACCATTTCACAGATTATTAATCGTGTGGACGCAGTAGAGTCAGATACAGCAGTAAAGAAGTCTGGAGAATTAGAAAATGCTCCAGAGAATAATTCCACATTGAAGAAATCAATGTGGGGCGGGCGTTTCCTCGGTTCCGCAGAATATATTAACTAAGAAAAGGTGGTGAAAAAATAAAAATGAGTGATAATATTTTAGAAAAGGCTGCTGCTAGCGGTACAGTTCTCTCCCCACTTGAATCTCCAGGTGCTATGACGGCACAGGGAAATACAGGTGACGCAGGTGGTGTACTAAACCCAGCACAGTCAGCACAATTTATCGACTATATCTTTGACGAGATGGTTCTCGCCAATGATGGTCGTAGAGTAGTTATGCGTGGTAATACAATGGAACTCGATAAGGTTCGTGTTGGTTCACGTCTTGTTGCTAAGGCAACACAAGCTGAGGATACAGGCTCAAACGCTGCCCCAGCATTCACAAAGATTGAATTAACAACAACCAAGTTCCGTCTAGACTACGAACTTTCAACAGAATCCCTAGAGGATAACATTGAAGGTCAGCAGTTGGAAGATCACGTTGTACGTTTGATGGCAACTCAGTTCGGTAACGATCTTGAGGATATTGCAATCAATGGTCGTCCAGGATCGTCTGGCAATGGTACTTACAATAATACCCTTGCAGGATTTATCCGTCAGACACTTGACACAAACTATGCAGGTGCCCACGAAGCTGCAGCAGCTGCTGCAACATTGACCGACATTTGGGAGACTTCTCCTGAATCTGGTGATGGTGCTTCAACAAAGCTAACACTAGAAGCATTGGAGACTATCTACAATGCTTTGCCTCGTAAGTTCAAGGCTCGCCGTCAGGATCTGAAGTTCTACATGAACAGCAAGCATCTTCAGGAACTAATCGCTGAACTCCGTCAAATCGGAGCAGGTGGTGTTCCAGAGGCTGTTGCACAGAGAGTGATTGATGGTGTTCTACCACAGATTGGTGGACCAGCAGGTGCTCAGTATCTAATCTTCGGACTCCCAGTACTAGAAGTTCCTTTGTACCCAGACAACTATGTTGATCTAACCGTACCAAGCAACCGTATTTGGGGCTTCCAGAGAGATGTTACTGTACATCGTGAGTTCAAGCCAAAGAAGGATACTATGGAATACACAGTATTCGTTCGTATGGGCGTTGCACTTGAAGAAAAATCAGCTATTGCAGTTGGTCAGCCTTCAGCTTAATAAACTTAAGCACAAAGAAGAAGGGTTACAGAAATGTAGCCCTTCTTCTATTTTTTTGTAGTATAATTAATGTGGAGGCAGACGCATGTTTGAAAAGAAAACAGTTCTTGAGCTAAAAGCAATTTGTAAAGTACTAGATATTGATATTAAAGATTTGAAGAAAAAGGTTGATTACCTTGGTGCCATTGAGGAATCAGGATATACCTGGGAATCTTATTTAAAAAAAGTAGACAAAGACTTTGCATTTGTTGAAGCGGAAATTAAAGAAGAAACAGAAATTAAAGTAGAAACAAAAGAAAAAGTAGAAACATCGCCCCAAAGCGATGTTGTTTTAAAGATGGTTCACCCAAGAAGTGCTCTAAATGTTTCAAATATTGTGACATTTACATTTGAGCAGCCATTTCAGGTAATGTCAGCAAGCAGGGCAGAAGAGATATTAAATTTAGCAAGAGGAGAAGTTAGAAAGGCTACAACTGAAGAGATTAAGTCTTTTTATGGTATTGATTAATGAAAGAATATTTAACTAGTGACGGAGACGCTTTAGTAATTGAATATAGAGCCCCTGCTGGAACAGATAGCTTAATCTATGATGTTTATGATACATCTCTTGGAGTTTATTTAATTGCGGATGAAGCAGAAAAGAAAACTGCTGTAACTACCCCCGTTGCCTACCAGCCATTCCATATCACACTACCGTATGATGTTGTAAAATACAATAGAAAAATTCAACTTAATCTTCAAGTAATTGACCAAGCTTCTTTTACAGAAGATACACTATATGCCTCTTTGGTGAGACCATACGCAACTGTAACAGACATTCAGGATGCACTTGGTATAACTGGTCAAGAAACACAATTAGAAGCCTTAGAGAGAAGAGCTAGATTTATCATTGACTCTAAAGTTAGTGATCAGTTTGGATTTACTTATGAATCAATCCAGGCATATGGTCAAGGAAGTGATGTCTTAGATCTCAAGAAAAGAATTGAGTCATTTGATAAGGTTGTAAAAGACGATCAAATAATCTTTGATTCCACAGAAGATCCTGCAATTAACTTGTTTTATAGACCAGTTGCAATTTCAGAAAGCAAAATGAGACTAAAGGTTATTGAAGAAGGTGCAAATTTATTTGAGTGGGCAGAGCCAACAGTTCTTGCTAATGAGCGTGGATTTGAAAAAAACAGTCTTTACACAGTTCGTGGAGAATACGGATGGAAGTTTGTTCCATTAGCCATAAAAGAAGCAACTATAATGCTTGTTGAAGATATGCGTTGTGGAGACTGGAGCTACAGAAATACAGGATTAAAGTCCGTAAAGAACGATGCTTTTGATTTAGAGTATAGCCCTAATATTTACTTGGGAACTGGAAATCTAGCAGCTGATGCACTAATTGCACCTTACAAGAACTTTAATATGCTGGTGATTTAAATGACATGTGTCGCTAAATCAGCATATACAATGACCGCAGACATTTATGTAGCATCTATTTCACAAAACTCAACTACTGGATCTATTACAAGAACTTGGGTTTTTAATCAAACTATTTCGTGTCTTGCAAGAGGAATTGTTAGGGCTGGTCTTGGAGATAACTCAACCACAGTAAATGTTGATGAGTTTTTAAAAGTAACAAATAGTTTAGTAAAAGTAAGGGCTGGAGTAACTTTAGACTCTACAGTAAAAGTAGCAAACATTAAAAACTCTGATGGTCTTGTTATTTGGAAAGAAAGTCCTTCAACTGGAGTTAATGGTTCAACCATATTTGAGCCTCGTGGAAGCACCCCAATAGCAGATCATCGTGGACACATTGTTGAATATGAAACAATTTTAATGAGACCAGAAGTTCAAAAGTTAAATGGAGTTTAAATGTCTAGAATTGATTCCACAAAAATTGCTTCATTAACAAAAAAAACAAAGTTTAAATCTATTAGAACTGGAGAGCTGCCTCAAAAAATTGCAGCAACTGCACACTTTCAAGCAGAGTTAATAAATAGACTTTCTAATGAAGAAAAAGTAAGAATACAAGAGTATGGGCTACGACACATATCTAAATATTTTGAGTCTTATATAGATCACTTGGCAAGAGTAAATCCTACTAAATATCATCACATATATGAGCCTGGTCAGTCTGGAGACCCAAGAGCAAGACTATTTAAGTCAAATGTAACCTCTGATAAAAATAAAGCCGTTCTACAATATAGCTTTTTACCATCAAAAGTGCCTGGTGAAAGCGGTCAAGTTTTTAAGTCTAAAGCATTCATTATGGAATCTGGAACTCCAGTAACAATTACTCCAAAAAGAGCTAAATCTCTAGTATTTGAAGTTGATGGAGAACTTGTATTTTCAAAACAAAGCTATGTTACAAATCCTGGAGGCGTAGCAGTACAAAACTCTTTTACTGAAACCTTTAATCAATTTATGTTATCTAGGGCAAACGATGTGCTGATTGATCTTGGATTTTATGAAAGAATAGAAAGAGCAATATTATCAGAAACAAAACTAGTACTTCGTAAGATTTCTAGTGGTACAATTTCAGGTATGGCTATGCAAGCAGCAGCATCTGCAGGAAAAATTTCTAAGAGGTCAAGATAGTGGCACTAGAACTTCCAATTCATATTATTAACAAGTATCTTTATAACAAGGCAATTGCTGGAACCCAAGAAATACATGGTGTTTGGAACGTAAAGGCATTTAATACCTCACTTCCTGCAGGAATAACTGATGGTTCAAGGGTATTGTTTTTAGAAGCTGGGAAAAGCATGGACCAGATGGTTGCTGATCTTAGAGTGGCAAATTCAAATACACTGTATCCTTCCACCTACATTATTTACGATACAATTTATCCCCCAATAAAAGGAACAATGTGGGCACTTGAAAAAGCACAGACCATATTTTATTTTGTAACAAGCTCTGAACAGCAACAAGATATTGCCAATATTCAGTATGTAAAAAACTACATTTTTGACTTAGTAAAGAAATTTGACGAATCGGCACAGGATATTAACAATTCACTACAAGCAAGTCAAAACATTAGATTTAAGTACATTAGAGCAGATCAAGAAAGTCCAGATTTAGACTTCCTTGGAGATAGAGCAGAAGATGACAGAAAAATTTCCAGCCTTATCCTGACGTATGAGTATACTAAATCATAAGTATGGTCATGGTACTATTATCTTGAGGAAACGC